AAATCACTGTAAAAAAAGCATAAAAGAATTTTAAAAATGAATATAAAAGAATTTATTGTGGACAACCTGGTGTTGTTATACAAAGGGAGTTTTTCGCAGAAGTTGTTGGCATCAGCACAGTTGTCACTAGCGCCAGCGGCAGCACTGACTCTCACGGAGCGAATTAGTGGATGGTATGTAGAAAGTGAATTTTTCCTATTCTGCTTGTGTGTGGTTTTAGCGATAGACCATGTTTTAGGCAGTTATGTTCATTGGAAAGTTCACAACGATTTCACTTTCAAGGAAAATCTGAAAGGATTGATTACCAAATTATCTATCCTGCTGGTGGGCTTTATTACCTTATCAGTTGTAAATAAAGTTCTGGAACCGATAGAGTTTTTCAAGAGTTATTTCAGCGTGTTGGTTCAGCTCATGGTTATTCTCTATCCTGGTTCTTCTGCACTTACGAACATGTCAGTTCTTACTGGGGGAAAATTCCCGCCGAGCGGACTTTTGGATAAAATAAAAAACTTCCACAATAGTGGAGATATTGACGACCTAAAAAGCAAAAAAGATGAAAAGTAAAATCAGCCACAGAATAGGATTCTGGCTCCTGCTTGCTTGTCTGCTATTGTCCATGGTAAGCTGTGGGAGCCGAAAGGCAATCCTAGAAAAAGAGAAGTCAGAAATCAGCATTCACGAAACTGAAAGAGAGAAAAAAGATTCCACGGGAATTTCCCAAACTAGGGAACACGAGGAATATAGCAGTATCAGTATGGATTCTAGTTTTAGTATTACTCCGATCGGGAATACACCTGCGGAATTTTCATTTTTCTACAATGGTAAAGAAGTCAAGGGAAAGACTACGGGGAAACTGGATTTTAATAATAAGAAAGATTTGTTGAATAAAAAAACTGACACCTATAAAACAGATACTGTTGCAGTTAGCACCGATAAAGAAAAAGAAACCCAGACTAAAGCAAAAACAGAAACTAAATCCAAGCAGACCGAACGGAGGGAGAGCTGGTGGGTTTATTTCGTAATATTTGCTGCGGGAGGTCTATGTTGGGAATTTTTGAGAAACAAGATATTTTAAAATTTAGATTAATGTATGGTATTAATTTGATATGTCTAATTGCTGCATTGTTCTTTCTAATCATGAGTACTTCTGATAAAACAGAACTTTATGATAGGAGGGGGGTGGATGTGGAGCTTGAAACAATGAAAACTATAATGTATATAGTATGTTCATTGATTCTTATTGTGTGTTCAGTAAAAGATTGGAGTAATAATTAAATTTATAAAGCTATGTGTACTACATTAGATGCCTTAGGGCTTATTTTCATCGGAATTGGGATTGGTTTTGCGCTGACCAAAGGCTGGCAGCTTCATAAGTCCATCTATGATAAAGCTCGCAGAGATGCCGAAGAAACCGAAAGAAAAAGAAAAGAAGAACAAAACCAAAATCCGTAAATATGAAAACAGTATCCCATTTTAGAAACAGATTCGGGGTTCCCAATCCTGCGGGGGCTGGTTATTTGGTAACCATAGACCTGCCGTATCCTATGCGGTTGGCTTGGGACAAAAACCAAATAGTAAGAAAAATAACCTGCCACAAGGAAATAGCAGAGCCGTTGAAAGCCGTATTTTCTGATATTCTGAAACATTACGGACCAGATAAAATCAGAGAATTGGGCATAGATATTTTTGGAGGCTGTTTTAATTTCCGAAAAATGCGTGGGGGAAGTGAGTTTTCAGTGCATTCCTGGGGACTTGCTATTGACCTTGACCCTGAAAGAAATCAGCTGAAAGAAACAGCCAGAACAGCCCGTTTTGCCCGACCAGAATATAAAGCGATGATTGATATTTTCTACAAACACGGCTTTATTTCACTCGGAAGGGAGAAAAACTACGACTGGATGCATTTCCAGTGGGAAAAATTTTAGTGAAAAATGAATCAAATCAGCGTTCCAGACTGCTGGGAGGAGCTTACGGATTACCAGCAAAGAGAGATTGTCCATATCATCAGCCATACTGATACGGAAGATTTTACCGAGCAGTATATGCAGATAGTGCAGATTCTTTTGATGAAAAAAGGAAGTATTTGGGAGCGTATTAAGATGAGAAAGGTTTTGAAAAACATACCGATTTCCAATTTTGCTCCAGCTCTTAAATTCATCTCCGAAGAGCCGAAACTGCATCATTTCCCAGAAATCAAAGGCTTGGTAAAACCTGCCGTAAGAATGGGGGATATTACCATAGAGCAGTTTTCTGTCTGTGATACCTTGTTCTATCGTTACCAGACCGAGAAAAAAGAGGTGTATCTCCGTCAGCTGGTGGCTGCATTATATCGGCTGGACCCGAAGACCGAAAGCAGAGAGCCGAAATTTGATAAAAACCTGCTTCCGAAAGTTGCCGAAATTACAGACAAAATCGATGTAAAGGAAGCCGAGCGGATTGGCTTTATCTTTGGATCGGTGAGGATGTATATTGCCAAGGTGTATCCGAGCATTTTCAAGAGCGACACGCCACGCTCAGAAGATCAGCCTGTATTTATTGCCAAGAAAAAATTCACTCCATTTTCTCAAATTGTAGTGATGATGGCGGCAGATGAACTCCGCCTGCTGGGGAACCTGCACGAGTGCCAGAAAACTCTGCTGTATGATTTCATGAATGCATTTTTGGAGAGTAATAAAATTCATAAACTGAAAAACAAAGCATAATGAGAGGAACATCTTATTTAGAGTTAAAGAATTACTTTAACCAAATCGTGGAAAAATCTGAATTCTTGGAGGATTTTATTGGTTATTTTTCAAGAGAGTTAAGGAACAAAGAGCAGAGTTCCAGAGGAATTCAGTTTCCGTGTCTGGCTCTTTTTAATTATAATTTTGGGATTGAAGGGGAGCAGATGGCGACTTCATCAGCAGTGCGAAATATGAGTTTCGCTATTCTTCTGGACGCTCCAGCAGATGATTACGAGAAACAATACGAGGCGATAGACAAGGCAGAAAAACTGGCTTTGAAAGTAGCATCACGAATGCGCTTTGATGCTAATAGACCCGAGCATTTCCTCTACGGCGCATTTGTGAAAAACAGCATAGAAGTCCGCCCTGTGGAACTGGATATAAGCAGGCTCTTTGGGGTAGAAGTGAGTTTCCAGCTGAAGAACATTCAGTCGCTGAAGCTTGATGCTGATGACTGGAACGATGTAGATAAAGTATGCTAATAAAAACAGTTTAACACCCAACCTAACAATCTTATCACCCAACCTCATTGGCTTAACACCCAAGCTTGATGAACTTATCACCCAACCCACAGCGAGAACATGGCAAATTCTCGCTGTTTTTTTTTCTACAATTGCAGTTTTAATTTAAAATATTATATTTGCAAAAGGAAAAGATATTAAATATGGATAAGCGAACTCATACAATGTTAATTTCTAATAAGAGGGTTTTCTATAATCCTCAAAAATATCTGCAGTTTTTAAAATCTAATCAAAATAAAATACAAGCAGTGAATATCCGCCCTGCAACATTAGGGAAAACGGGGTTCGGAAGTATAGAAGTAGAAATGAATACAATCTCTAATGAAAGAAGAACAATCGCTATCTAATAGAAAAAATATTGATACGGAGAAAATACTCCAAGCACTGATAGAAAGCCAGAATAAAAAAATAGAATTAGAGTCTAAAAACCTTGAACTTCAAAAAAAACAGTTGGAGCACTCCAGCGAATATGCTATGGCTGCATTAAAAGCCCAGCAAGAAGATAGAGCTGATGAACGAAGTAAAGACATAAGTGTTCAGAGAAATCTTTTCATTATCATAGGAGTAATTTGTTTCGGGGTTCTTGCTTTTGGTGGTTTCTGCCTTTATTTTGATAAAGATGATATATTTAAAGAATTGATTAAAATTATAGGTTATTCACTAATTCCTTCTGCAGGAGCATATTATTACGGACTTAATAAGGGTAAAAATAATGCAAACACCCTTAATTCACAAGAAAATATAACGGAATGACATCATAGTTTCTGTTAATGAAATAAAAACAGCGAGAATTTACCACATTCTCGCTGTTTTTTCCATATTATTTTCGATTTGGAAAAAAAAATCGTGTTTTTTTCAATAAGAAATACACCCTGCACCAGCAGGGCTTTTTTTATTATCTTTGTGGCTGAAGAAAAATTTGTGCTGATATGGAAAACAAAATTTTGGAGATTCTCCATGATAACGAAGGGAAAATAGATAAAAGAGTTATACTTACCTTGTTAATGGAGAGAAGCAGTAGTCGTACCATAGATGTTCGATTAATTTTTGAAGAATGCTTGAAAAACTTGGTTAATCATAATTTAATAGAACGACAGGGAGATTTTATAATTCTTACTTCGAAAGGAAAAGAGATTAGAGCCATAGAGGAACTGCAAGTTTATGAAAATGAGCAGGAAAGAAAAGAAAAACTAAAGGAAGCTAATGATATAGCCAGTTTATCGAATAATCTTTTAACGCCTTTTCTTTCGGCTGTTGCCTTGGTGGTTTCTATTTATTCTATTGTTGGAAATAATACTGAAACCAAAGAGCTAAAAGCAAAAATAGAACATCTGGAGCAGGAAGTAAAACAACTAAAACAGCCTAAAACACAAAAAAAGCACCAGCCCAGCCAGAAAGACAAGAACACCAGTAACCAGAAGTAAAATATTCTTGAATACACAAGTAAGTTTTTTAAGTTCCTCAAAGGTGTGATATCCGCCTCCTTCATACATTTGTTTGTAGAATTTCTTATCCATGAGGGCTTCTTGGTATTCTTTTTCTAGTTTTTCGTATGGTATTTTACTGGTTTTCATATTGTTTATTTTGATACAAAGATAAAAAATCCCTCCTAAAATGGAGGCTTTTTTTATTATCTTTGTGGCTGAAGAAAAATTTGTGCTGACATGAAAGATTTTTATCCATGTAATGAGGATTTTAATAAAATTCTCGGTTTAGGTTTTTATGATGATATCAAAAGAACTGATTATCATTTGTTTTTAAAGGGGGAAGTTTGTGGAATATTTAATATCTCTATGAATGAATTGGATGTTCTTATTCAAAAAATAGAAAGAATATCCAAAAGAGATGGATTCAAAAAGGGGTTTGAAAAATCATTTTTTGAAGATGAAGTTTCTGTTCTGGGAATGTATTTGCTTTGTTATTACAATGAAGATAGTGACAATAAATTATTTGAAAAATATAAACCACTTTTCGTAGAGCAAGGATTAAGGTTCGCAATCAAGCTTATAGGAAATATTCCATCTGACAAAACAGAAAATCGTAATAGACGAAAGGGAACTATGCCTGGTGTAGATTATGAAGAATTGATAACAATGAATTCTGCAAAAAAAATCTCTCCAGACTTAAAAAAAATGAAAACAGATGTAGAAGATACTTCTCATTTTTTTTATCAGAAAAAAGTAGTTATTACAGGTTCTTTTGACAAATTTCCTTTAAGAGAAGAAATGGCTAAACTGCTATATGAAGTCGGAGCTGATGTGAATTCTGCTATTTCAAAACGAACAGATTATGTAATAATAGGAGAAGATGCTGGACCGAAAAAATTAGAAAAAATAGAAGAATTGGGAATTGAGACTATTGATGAAAAAAGATTTTTAGAAATTTTTAATTTATAATGTTTGTGCAATAAAAAATCATTTGTATATTTGCAGTGTCAAATAGAACTATCGGAATAATCCGAAATAATTTAACGATTATATAATTTACGCCTTGTGCGTGTGGTTACAATCCTTTATCCGATTGTTCTGTTTGACGACGCCACACAAGCGAGGCGTTTTTTTGGATAAAATTTAAATTTGTTATAAAATGTCAAACAGAACAACAATTGCACAACCTGTGAAGCATAGTAGCAGAGTGCATAGAAGAGTGAAAAAAAATCTAATAGAGCCAGTAGACTTTGCGGAAGTTTTCGGGGGAAGCCTGCAGATGAAGTTGGTAGGAGGGTGCTACTACTGCGGATTCCAAAACGAGGAGCAGAGAGCTCACGCCTGGGGCAGTTCCTTTACTAGAGCCTACAGAAATATGCTTAAAAACTTTCACGAAAAATATATGATATGAAAGGGAATAAAGAATATATAGAGGTTCAAGGGGCAAAACTCACAGAAGAATGCCTGGAATATATCAAGCTGAACCAGCAGAACGAAAGCTTTGGCTTTAGGGAGCAGCTGGATAAGATAAACACTTATCTCAATAAACTCCTCACGGCACATCTTTATTTAGAAACCGAGGAAGAAAAAAAAGAAGTAATGGATGTTATCTACGGACTTATTTTTCTTCGAGATGATATCAATAAGTTTATACTATAACTTATGGAAGATTACAAAGAAAAGATAAAAGAGCTGTTTCTGCGGTATTACAGAAACATCGGCGAGGAGGAGGAGAAAACCTATCTCTCCACCAAGAGGATCTTAGAAATGGTGGGGGGGGGTAATTCCTTCAAAGCCTATCAGCGAGCATGATATCTATGAATGCATGACGGATATGGGCTTTTACCAAGAGTTGGAAATTATCTACGGACAAATATGTATCTTTGAAGGAGATAAAGAAAAAGGCATTCCTGCTGAATATGACAGAGTCGAAGTAGACCGAGTATTCAAATGGGTGGTTTTTGAAAAGAAAAACGGAGTATAAACTTTCGCCCAGTATATAGAATGAAGACTATTGCTGGGCGTTTTTTTTGTTGTAAATTTGGGATATGGAATACAGAGATGAATTAGAAATCGCACAAAAAGCAGAGCAGATGCTCACGGGTGCTATTCGTAATAAAACCAATTCTTTTGCGGACCACTACAACGGGAAAAAAGAAGATGAACCGAGCCTAAAAGAGGCATCTGCTAAATCCTATGTAAAAAAATACGGCAGGAAGAAAGACGGGAACCAGCAGATTTTCTTACGCAGGCTGGTTATTCGTATGGCTCGGCATGGATTTGTCCAGCATTACGGAGTCAATAGTCTGCGTGCTGGTGGGTTTAGGAAATCCAAATTGGGGAATTCATATCACTATGATGCCCACGATATGGAGATGAGAGCCCAGCCATTCATAGGAGATGCTATCAAACAAAGTGATGTAGTAGAGTTTGTTTCCCAGAATGTAGCAGAACTCAGAGCGAAGAATTTCGCTGAAGAGCTTATATTTCCACTTTCGCATTTTGCTAAATGAAAATAATTACTTAATTTAGAGGTATGAAAAACACACAGTCTTTTTTACTAATGCTCCTTATCTTCCTTGCTGTTGGAGGAGTAAATGCTGTTTTAGGACTTTTGGTTCTTTCTTATGCGTTGATTTCTAAGTTTTGGTTTGTTATATTATACATTCCCTCTCTTGTTCTTTTGGGTGTGCTTTTTAGTAGGATTAAATTTCCAAACACTATTTACAGAATGGGAGGCTGGAGTTTAGTAGTCGGTTTTTTAGGGCTGCTGGGAATAGTTTTTTACTCAATTTTTATTGAAAATATAGATGAAAAAGTGCTTTATATATTTGTTAGTATAGCGACTACGGGGATGATTATTACTTATCCTTTTCTTCAAACAGAAAAATAGAACATTCATAACATTCACATAATTGAACAATGGCGGACTGAGTTTTCAGTCCGTTTTTTTGTCCTTTGGAGAGAAACAGAAAAAATCAATCTTTGGGAATTAAAGATTGAACATGGCAAAGAATGTATCTACAACAATAGTTTTAAAGGTAAACGGAAAAGATGTTGAAAATTCTTTCAGTGGGTTAAGCAAGGAAGCCCGAACCTTGGAGAGTGAGCTTCGGAAACTCACACCAGGAACTGAAAGGTTCATGAGAAAAGCTGCGGAACTCAAAGAGGTAAAAGAGCATTTTTCAAGAGTAAAAAGTGAGATTGATGCTGTAAGCGGAAAGCTAAAAGAGTCAGAAGGCTTTTTAGGGAAATTTCGCTCCAAACTTTCTGATATAGGACTCAGTTTTGGAAATCTCGGTGTAGGTTTGGCTGGTCTCCATTTGAAAAACACAGCAGAAGAACTACTCAAAGTATCTGATGCTATGGCGGATGTTCAGAAGACTACAGGCATGGCACTGGATGAAGTGAAACAGCTCTGGGAGGCTTTCGATGATATGGACACCAGAACCTCCAAGATGGACAGGCTCAAGATTGCCGAAGTGGGCGGTCGGCTTGGTGTTCCTAAGGAGGAAATGGCATCTTTCGTTCAAGAGGTAGACAAAGCATATGTTGCCCTGGGAGATTCTTTCGACGGCGGTTTAGAGGGCGTGGTGGATTCTTTGGGAAAAATCAAAGGATTATTCGAGGAGACCAAAGGGCAGAGCTATGCCGATGCTATCAATGGCGTAGGTTCTGCCTTGAATGAACTTGCTGCATCGGGAACAGCCAGTGAGGGGAATATTTCAGATTTTGCTCTTAGAATAGGTGCTTTGCCCGATGCGCTCAAGCCATCTATTGATAAAGTCTTAGGGCTTGGTGCAGCGTTTGAAGAATCTGGGGTGGATTCTCAGATAGCGGCTTCGGGATATTCTAACTTTATGAAGGTGGCAGGGGAGAACATCGGACTGTTTGCCCAGTCTATGCATATGTCCACGGCGGAGGCGAAAGAATTATTTAATACCAATCCAGAAGAATTTTTCTTAAGATTTTCCGAGGGAATGCGTGGTGTAGAAGCCACAAAGACGGTTGAGATTTTTGACAGCCTTGGTATAAAATCACTGGAGGTTCAGAAGGCAGTCGGTGCAGCTGCCAATAGAACCGATGAATTCAGAGCTGCTATGGAAAGGTCTGGCAAGGCAATGGCTGACGGAACTTCCCTTTCAGATGAATTTAGCAAGAAGAATAACAACGCAGCCGCAATAGTGGAAAAGCTGAAAAATGCTTTTGCGGATATGTTTACTTCTAATAATATTATCAATCTTTTTGAGGATGTTATCCGTGTGGTTGGCTTCATTACAGGAGTGACCAAGGAGGCAGGAGACGGCATAAGGGAATTTAAAGACAGGCTTGTTTTTTTAGCAAAAATCATCGGGGTGATGGTTACTGCTATGGTCAGTTACAAGGCGGCAATGTATCTCATTGCTCTTTCCACACAAAAAGCCTACCAGCAGACCATTCTTTATAATGCAGTCCAAAAGGCTAAAATGGTGATAGATAATGCAGCGAAAGGCGTAACCTTGCTATATGCAGCAGCAAAGGCTACACTTTCGGGAAATACTGCTGGAGCAACTGCAGCAATGAGAGCCTTTAATATGACTACTAAAATGAACCCGATTGGTTTATTAGTAGCGGCGGTAATGGCGGCAGTGGCAGCATATAAACTTTATCATAAGGAAGTAGATGCATCTACACAAAAGCAGAAAAATCTAAATGATGCTTTTGTAGAGGCAGAAAAAAGCATTGTTTCTCAAAAAAATGAGCTGGACCAGCTTATGAAAACTGCCAGAGACGAAACTTTATCCAAAGAACAAAGGCTGGAGGCTATTAGAAAACTCAACGAAATTTCTCCAGAGTATTTAGGTTTTTTGAATTTAGAAAACATCAACACCAAAGAAGCTGCTGATGCAGTTAAAGGATATACCGAACAACTCCTAAAAATGTCAAGAGTAAAAGCACTTACAGCCAAAATGGATAAAATAGGAGAGCAGATTATTGATAAAAAGAACGAATCACTGGGTGAAAACCTTGGCTGGGTCGATAAAGCTTCCAATGCAATAAGTAATTTTTTTGGAGGAAAAGATGTTGTAAATCTTGACACAAATGAAGATGTTCAATACCAAAAATGGCTGAAAGCCGTAGGAAAAAAACGAGCAGATGAGTTAAAAAAAGAATATGCTCATGTTTATGAAAAAAGAAAACAAGATGTACAAAGTTTAACGGACCAGCAGAGGGCGCTTGCAGATGAGATAACTAAAATACAAGGAGAGGAGGGTGGAACCGCTCCTGCTTCTAATAAGCCAGTAAATAGTGCTGTTGCAAATCCGACAAAAAACAAGACTCCCAAAAAGAATTCGGGAGAAGATAAATCTAAATCTGCTTATGAAAAATCATTAGAAGATAAGCGTAAATATGACAAAGAGCTTTTGGATGCTCATAGAAAATACGAAGATGAAAGGGAAAAAATTCAGCTCGAAGGTTATGAGAAAGAAAAAAGACTTTTGGAAACCGAGCACAATCGGAATTTAGAAGATATCGAAAATCAGAATAAAGAAAAGAAAGATGCTATTGCTAAAGTAGAGCGAGAGATTTCTGATTTCCAAAAAGCAAAAGCAGGTGCAAGTCCTCAGGCTCAGAAGAATTATGATGCTGCGATTCAGAATAAAAGAGAAGAAATAGCAGTTATCAACTCCATTATTGCGCAGAATAATAAAATCAAAGAGCAGATGGAGCATACACATCAGCTGAAAATAAAAACGATTGATGAAAAAGCAGAGCTTGAAAAACATCAGCGTGATATCACGAACCTGCAGAAGGAGGCGGCTCTTGTTCATGAAAAGAATGAGAATGAAATCACAGAAATTAAAACCATGGCAGAGGCAAGGGAAAAACTTGCTGAAATGGAATTTTTGAAACTCAGCGATCAAGAGCTGAAAAACATTCATACACTAGAAGACGCCAAAAAAGCATTGAGAGAAAATGCAAACAGAGCTGCACTGCAGGCGCAGATAGAGCTTTTCAAAAAAGAGCAAAAAATATTGGAGGACTTACTCAGCAATCCAAATGTATTTTCTGAAAAATCAGTGCAGGAACTTAAAGAAAGAATAGCATCCATCACGACAGAAGTCAATAAGCTGAATGCTGCCAAGAATGGAAATGAAGTAGGTGATGAATCCCAAATTCAGAAAGATGCCCGTAAGGAAATGGACAAAGTCGATATTCTTGGGTTTTCGGTTACCCAGTGGAGCGATACTTTCAAAAACCTAGACACTACCGAGCGCAAGCTTCAAGCTGTAATGATGGGTGTGCAGGCGCTGAAAAATGCGTTTTCTCAGTTTTCCGAACTTCAGCAAAGACTTAATGAGCGAGAACTCAGAAGTTTTACCAAAGGGCAGGACAACAAGAAGAAAGAGCTTCTGCGACAGCTGAATGAAGGCTACATCAACCAGGAACAATATCATAAAGGTGTCCAGCTATTAGAGGAGGAAACCGATGCGAAGAAAGCTGAACTGGCAAACAGGCAGGCTAAAATCCAGAAAGCAATGGCGATTGCACAGATTGCTATCAATACAGCACAAGCAATTATCGGAATATGGGCGCAGGTTCCTAAGTTTGATTTTGGTATTTCCGCTGGGGTTCTTACTGGTGTGGTGTCGGCTTTGGGCGCTGCGCAGATTGCAGCAGTTCTTGCTCAGCCAGACAGTTTCGACAAAGGTGGTTTTACAGGTGGAGGCTTCGGTTCTCCTGATAGTTCTGGATTCAGACCAGCGGGAATAGTCCACGAGAACGAATATGTCACTCCTAAATGGATGCTTCAGAATCCAGTGGTTGCTGATGTAGTAGACTGGATGGAAAGTATCCGAACAGGGAGAACTCAAGCACCAAGAGGCTACGCAGAAGGAGGTTTTACGGGCGGAGGACAGACTTCTGGAGGGGATGTTCAGACTCCTGCAACGGCTCAGATGGTTTTAGGAGCAGAAATGCAGCCAATTTTATCAGACTTGAAACAAGTTCTTTCCGAACTAAAAGAAAACGGAGTAGAAGCGTGGATGGTAGAGAATGCCGAAAATGGTAAAAGATTGAAAAACGCAATAAAACAATTTGAAAATATAGAGAAAAGAAATGCGAGAAAATAAAAATTCTTTCCAAAAATTCAGGGTTTTTGATAACGACCCGATGAATAAGCTTTGCGACCAAGTGATTTCCTTGGTCGAAGAGTTGACAAATGAAACGCCTGCTGTGTGTGGTTCTGTAGCGAAAGTGTTCGGGGAACAGCTGCAAGAAGACTACACGCCGAAAGATGTGGATTTCGTAGTGAGCAGGTGGGCTTTCCGCCAATTGCTATGGAAAATTCCTACTGAAATTACAGGCGTAAAAATGATTGAGCAAAATCCCAATAGAATAATTCTCTTTACGAATTATCGATATTGTATAGAGATATGGGTGCATAATGCAGTTTCAGAAAAAAGAGAGTTAAAAAAATACCAAAACGAAATTCTTTATACAGATTATGGCAAAGAAAATTAGATTAAAAAAGATTGCGGTTTGTGATAATTGGCAACTTACCTCGCAAAATGGTTATGAGTGCGGCGGATACAAACAAGAAGACGCTCCTTTGGTGGAGTGGGATGTGAATCCTCCCACTATTGTTTTTGAATACATCAAAGGCAAGGGAATGCCCAGCCAGCAGACCAGCAGGCTGACTTTCCCAGAACTAGATTTGTGGAATGATGCTCCATATAAGAAGTTTGTCTATAAAACTCGGGTGACTTATAACCTTGGAGCATCGAACTGGTTAAATGTCAGCACCAAGGAAAAGATATTTAGAGAGGGAGGAAACACCGGAAAGATTAACCCACGCCAAGCAGATGTTCTTTTGGATGTTACAGGACTTGCGGGACTGAGTGCGGGAAGATATTCAGCATCTATCATCTACGAAGCTTACGGGATAGATGACAGAGGCGGTGAGCATTACATAGAGCCGAGTTCTGTTTCTGTGACTGTTAAACTAGAAGTTAAGCAAGGGCAGACTTCTCCATCGGATTTGGTGACAGACAAGACCGATCTTGTTCTGACTTACAACAAGGCGACAAAGACCCTTAGTGGAGATACCAGGTTAGAAGTCCGCACTACGGAGCCTATTACTTTTAATATTACTCCAGATTGGGAGTCTTTTTATCCTTTTTCTTTGGATATTTTGAAAGAAACTGATAAAAGTGTTATACAAATATCAAAGTCTGCATATTCAGACACCACTCCAGTAGATTCTACTTATGAATTTCATGCAGAAATAAAAGCGGGAGGAAAGAAAAAGACGATTATAATTTTATTCAAAACTATTTCGGGGGAAGTAGTGAAAGATTTTGATTTTTCTCCAAGAATTTTTGAAGATACTTTAATAAAAGGGGTAGATTCTGCAAAAACTTTTACTGCGGACATCGTTAATCCAAATAATTTAGAAATCAGCG